CCTGAAGCCTCATCGCCGTTACCCATACGATTTGCATAGACTTTATTTGCGATTGCTTCTTGTTTGTTTGGTCTTGAGCAATAATCAGCGGCCATCGCATCAGTTGGAAAATATTTTGGAAATATCTTTCTAAGTGTTGGTGGTCTGTAATTCAGATTCTCTTGCAGAACCATAAAATTACCAGATTCGTGAGCGCACTGTGCAATGAATGCAGCAATACGTTGCGGTGTGTTTATCTCATAGTCCGGCAATAGCTGAGATAATGCATTGTACCAATAATCAAGGTATGGATTTTTTGGCAACAACTTTTTGAGTTGGTCTTTTGTTAGTTCCATTATTTTGCACTTTCATAAATTGTTTTCTGTATAGTATACCATTCAACAATGGCTTCGTGCTTGACGGCGCATTCATAATATGTTGTATAATTTTTTGTAATAATTTTACCCATATCACTTAGCTTTGCATCTTCTGGCGTTTGCTCTAATTGTGGGCATTTAACGATTAATGTTTCTGGCATTACTGGAAATTTAGCTTTGACTGGCACCGAAACCGTTGCACAGCCAGTCAATAGTATTGTTGAAAGGATAATAATATACTTCATTTCTTTTCCTTTATGCCCCAAGTACCACCTTCAGGTGGTTTTGCAGCTTCATTAAGACTCTTTACAAATTCTTTTGGTATTTCGCATTCACCACCAGGTAAAAATTTTGTATCGTATTTGACAACTTCTCTATCAATATATTTTACAGCCTCATCACCTTTCTCTTTTATAACTTTCTGTTGAGTTACTACCTTCTCAACTATCTTTACTGTTTCTTTTGCACCTTCGGCTTCAGCGGCAGCAATTTTCGCTTCTAGTTCTTTAACTCTAGCTTGCCATGCTTCTTCATTTGATATTGCACCAGACATGTATGTACCAATGGCAACTAGAATGACCGAGATTACTTGTATTGGTGTTCTATAGACGTAGACAAACGGAATAAACTTCATCACAAAGGATGCAATGATGCCTAACAATCCTATGAAAAAGATTGCGTAAAATATCCAATCAGGCAACCATTTCAATATCCACATTTTATGCCTTTTGTTGTTTGCGCTTGAAGAATGACATTACTGGGTTTCTTTTCTTCGAAACACCAGGTTCACCACCTGCGCCACCTGAACCAGCAATGTTTCCTGTGCCGACTGCATTTGTTGGTGCAGCACTCATTGCACCAGCATCTTCAGAAACTGATTTCCAACCACCACCCATTGATTTGTATTTCTTGGATGCCCAAGCATTTGCATATGCGGATGGATATACTGCAAACTTTGATTTTGCTGCAGCTTTGGCTCTAGCCCACTTTTCTGGGCTTGTTGGTTTATTCTTTTCTTGTATTTGTTGAACTTCTTCAGTCTTAACATTAATTGGTGCACCACGGCGTTCTGGATTAGGATCTTCTCTACGCTTACGTTGTGCAGCTGATGCGCGACCTTCTTTTCCTAGTGAATGTGCTTTAGCCTGAGGCAGACATTTTGGTTTGCCTTCGCCTGGTTCTCTTGCACAGTCACCTTTGATATTACCCTTGGTGTCCATGCGTACCCATTTCTGTTTGAACCACTTTCTCAGGTCCTCTTGAATGGATACTTCTTCTTTTGTGCAACTGCCGGGTGAAAATGGTGCCTTACCAGGAACAGGTTTATGACCTGGCCAGCATCTTCCCTTTTCGTCCAAATATTGTTTGAATGTTTTCATATTTTGAGTAATATCTCTGCGACATTTGTTTCTAACGGAATTTCAGTAACGAGAATATTCTTTCCTCTTATTCCGTACACTACATCAGGTGCAATGTCCAGATAGGCAAGAAAGGTTTTCAAAATATCATAATCGCGTTCATCGGTCTTATAAAACAATATTCTTGCTGTCACTTTAGGACCAAAAACATTGTTTAATAAGATGATGTGATTTAAAATCAGACGTTCTTTAAGGGATTTTGTTATCTTATATCTTCTGAATAATCTTTTCAGATATTTTATTCTTTTGATATCTCCCTCAAATTCCGACATGATGCAGTGCGGCGAAACATATGCTTTCATCGCATACATCATAAAATTATCTTCATTCAAATCATCAAACATCTTATAAAAAGGGGATGGCTCTCACCATCCCCAGTTTAATTACATGATTGTAATTATTGCGTTTGCAGATGTTGCAGATACGCCTTGATCTGCGGCCGTAACAATTGCACGGAACACAAATGCGTTCGCTGCGGCTGTCTTTGGATAGACAAGCAGTGTTGGTGTTGTGCCGCCAATATAACTTGTGTTGGTTGGTGTGCTGTTCGCAACGTTTGTCCAGCCCAGAGCACCTGTGTTGCTGTTAACTTGCCACTGATAACCCAGTGTTGCAGAAGTATTTCCAGCTAATGTGGTACCAACAGTGAATGCAACAGAGTTGGCATTAGAAGAACTTGAAGCAACTGTAGCGTTAGATGGGTTAACAAGTGTAATCGAAACGTTAGGATACTGTTGGCCATCACCATCAGATTTCATTTCACTTAGAGCAACCAGAACTTCTTGTTGAATTCTATCAGCACGGCCACCAGAACCTGTAGTCTTTAGGACCCAGCCTGTGTGTACTGTACCATTGCCATTAACATCGGCTTCTTGACCATCAACACCGAAAAGACCAATTGTTTGACCTGTATGGTAAACATCAGCTGTAGTGTTTCCGTAAAGAAGTGCTACGTTAGCAGCAGTCGGTGCAGCATAGGATCTTTCTGTCCCGAGCACATTTAAAATTGTTGAGTTAACTGCCCAGTAAGGCGCGTTAGCTGCATTGTCGTTATTTCCCCAAGATGACATTTATATTCTCCTTTTAACCTATGGGTTATCTACTATTTATCTGTTTACTTTTCCTGGCTTGGCACGCATCATTGGATCAATTTCGATGGTGTCTCTTTGTGTACCAGTCATTGTTTTTCCGCCCTTGAGAACAGCTGCAGCAAATGGTTTTTCACCAAATTTCGCACCTTTATCTTCTTTTTCGTGATCATATAATTCTTCTTTGACATTCTTGACACGTTTCTTTTTGTAAATTGACTTGATCATTCTTGCTGATTTTGTCATTTCACGTTTTCTTTTTGGTACAGAATCGGTATCAACTTCTGAACCAACAGTCTGTGTTGCAGCCATTGGATCTTGATATTTGTCTTCATCAATCTTTAGACGCTTTCTTCTCCAAATTTCAGAACGAGCCTGTGCTTTCTTTTCCCATTCCTTTTCGTCCGAACACTTACATTCTTGTTCGGTGATGATATCATCGATTTCAAAGTGTTCTTTCAATCTGGTAACAAAGTTGTAGTCCTTCATTGTCAGAACACCCTTGTTACGAATATGAATCAATTTCGTTACAACATTATGAAGATCCATATCTGTCTTGGCATCTTCACGCGAGTATTCCAACACTCTGATTAAAAATGGAATATCGAATGTGACAGTATCTCTTTTATCAACGGCTTCTGAATGTAGTTTTGAACCGTGTATGCCGTTGGTTCGAACTTCTTTACCAAAGTGTGCAGACTTCTTTAATTGGTATTGTCTTTTCGCTGTAGGCGTATGTGCCATTGTCATTGATTCTTTTTGAATCTCATTCGAATGAGAATTTTTCCAATTTATAAATGCATTGGACTTTGCATGTGAAACTTTTAGGTCCTTATTCACGTATTTCGGATTCAAACCTCTAGACAAAAGATATCTATCAAGAGCTGCATCTTCAGTTACATTATACTTAGCAGACCATGGTTCCATAGGATCTGTGCCAAAGGATGGTTTTTCGGCAACAGTTCTTTTAACAATTTCTTTTATTTTAGATGCAGTCTTATTCATTTTACTTAGTTTTTAAGTCTTTATAAATCTTCTTCATTGCTGCACCAGCGACTTCTTTGATTTTCTTCATTGGTGAAGAAGATGTGTTTGCATTCTGAACAAAAGGAACTGTATCACCTTCTGGACGTTTGCCTTCTTCCAGTGCCTCTTCTTTCATGGCATTTTTGGTTGCTGTAGCATACATGACTGATTTTGCTCTTTCACCGTAACGAGCTTTAAAACCAGCAAGATTCTTTTTCATACCCTTTACGATACGCTCTTTCTCAGCAGTCTCTCTTGTAGATAGGGTGCGTTCATCAACCTGTTCAATTTCTTCTTTTGTTAAACGTTCAACTGCTTTGCCTATGCCAGCGTGACGCTTTTGAGCAACGGCATTAAATCTGTCAGAGAGTCTAGATGACGCTGCTTTTATATTAGGTTTTCTAGACTTTTCTGCCTTATTCTTAAAGTCGGCACCAAGTGAACGAGAAGCACCAACATCTCTTGCTGCATTTTTCACATAGGAACCTAGTGTTGATTTTGATAATTCATCAATTTGTTCAACTTCTTCTGAAGTTGGCTTAACACCAGATAGTCTTGCATGACCTCTCATTAAATCTTTAGTATTTTTTTCAACTTCTTTTTTGGTGATTGGTTTTGGTTTGAAAGGATATTGAAGATCAGCATCTTTGTGAATACGATCAACTTTTTTATTCATATATGACTTTACAGTTGACTTCTTCAATTCATCAATCTGCTCAACTTCTTCTTTCTTCATCGGTTCATCTTTAACAGGCTTTCTGGAATAAAAAGTTCCTGTTGAAATTTTCTTGGAGTCAAATCCAGCTTTTTCACCTGGTTTAGTAGGCAATTGACTCTTATAATTTTTCCAGTCAAAAGGATTATTTGTTTCTTCCACAGAATCTTCTTTTACAGATTTCTTTTCACCACGCAGAATTTTAAAATCGTGAGCATCGATTTTATTGTTCTTGTTCTTGTCGATTTTGTGTTGATTGCCTTTTAATGCTTCTTGCTGTAAAATATCTCTAACAGCATCAGCAACAGGATCTTGTTTTTTTATATTGATCATTTTTGTTTTCCTTTTAGCAATTCCATTTGCGTAGTGACTTATTTATTCTAGAGTTTGGATCTTTTGCCGTCTTAGCAGAAGTCAAACGTTTCTTCATTCCCGACATTCTTGCACAGAAAGACTTGCGTCTGTTTGCTGCTTTCGAACCTGGTTTTAACTTCGATGGTTTTGTTGTGACAGCCATCGATAACTTTGATCCTGGATTTTGTTTACGATAAGAAGCGATACCTTTACGGTTCAAACCACCAGATGCAGATTTGCCTTCTTTGCGTTGCCAAGCTGGTGATGCTTCATCCAGATCAACTTCTTCACTGACCTTTTCGTTTTTACTTGACATATAACCAGCAACAGTTTCCATGTAATCTGCGGCCAAAGTTACTTTAGATTGTACCCAAGCAGGAATTTGCATCTCTGGATCTTTTACTGTATCGCGTAACATTTTAATTGAACGTTCGATTTGATCCAGTTGATTCATAATCATACTACCTTCATCGTCCATTTCTTTACCCATGGCGATAGCAACATGACTTTCATCAATCTGTTCAACACTCTCATTCATTTTAGACTTTAATGCATCGTGTTGTGTTTTGAAATGATCGCACTTGGCCATATGTAAAGCGTGCCCATCACGATCACCCATCATTAAAGCTGATTGGGCTTTCTCTTCGTGTTCAGCGGTCATATCTTTTAAATGATCGACCTGTCTTTTCAGTTCGTCATTTTCTTTTTCTTTGGCAAAGTCTAGGAATGATTTCATTTCTTTTTCTTTTTCTTTTCTATTGTTATACCAATATTGTCTTTTGGACTTTGAATTGGTTCCTTGTTTGTTGCACCATTCAAAACACCAGCAACACCCATCTCATTGTCGCCTGGATCCATAAAAGATTCTTTCATTTTATTTCTGAAAGAATGAAAATTTGTCTCTTCTCTATACGTCACATCACCTAGACCAGACATTGGATAGACTGTTCCCTGTTGACGGGTATCGAATTCTGGTCCAATTGATGTAACGTTTCTCAATCTCTGACTAACCGTAGGAGAGTCTCTTAGACCCTTCTTCTTTATTTTTTCTTTGTCTTTGCTGAAGTTTGTCTCTTGTGGTTCTGGGTAGTCTTTGCGGCTTTGCTGCGAGTTTTCTTCGGTGTAGGTTCGGAAGATGTAACTACCGGTTCGCTTGTTGGCGTCCCACTTGATATTGTCGGCGTTGGGGTCTCCTGCACGATTGTCGGCTGGGATATCTCCTGGACCTGCGGCTCTGGAGCCTGCACCGGCTGATATTTTTGAATATCCAGTGGATGCTTTTCCGGCGTTGCGCTTGGACTTGTAATTCTCAAAAAATCTAGAATTTTTCTTAACATTTTCATCTTCCTTAAATAATAAACCATAAGATTCTGCGATATTGATTTTACCGCGGCTTTCTAACCAAGAGAACGCAATTTCATTGTAATTTTTGTTCTCAATGAACCTATTTATTTTTTCGTAGGTGTCAGTAATATCTTCTTCAATTTCTTCTAGGGAAGAGCTATTATTAAAGTTGATAAAGTTCTCAAATTTTTGGGAGTATGAAAGCTTGCTGGCTTGTGCTTGTTTCCATTTATCATATCTCACAGATTCGGCAATCATTTTTGCCAGTTTTTCGTTTCTATTCTTACTGGCTTCATTTGTGGTGTCAACAAACACCATAGAAGTTTCATAACCCAGTTCTTCTAGTTCTTCTTTGATTGTCAACAATTTATTGTCGTCAGCAGGTCCATTAATGATCAATGGACCACGATTTCTGACTGCTTCTCTGCGAACATCGTTTGACTTCTCTGAGAGTTTTTGTTTGTCCATCAGAATATCGAAAGCCTGAACCGAATTCAGTTCAACGGATTTACTTTCAGCGATAGCTTCACGGATGATGATATCTTTACCTGAACCTGGACCACCTGTCACGAAAATTGCTTTAAATAGACCTCTGTTGAAATCTTCATTGATTCCGAGCCCACTTCTAACATCGCGGAACAATTCTTTTGCGTGTTTTTCTGGTACATGTGATGGAATACCACTTCTGAATCCAGGTTTCTTTTTACCATCTTTGTCAATATAGTCATTGAAACGATTATTAATAGCATGTTCTCTCATCTTCGATGCAGACATGCCTTCTGCGCCTTCAGAATCAGGATCTCTTTGTCCAGCAGACTTGACTTCTATCTTTTTGAAGTTGAACAACTTTCCGGGACCAATTCCATTGTACTGATTTAACTTTTGTTCATATTCTGGTATACGATCAGAACCAGCAACCATGATTAGATGATCGTGGCCAGCTGCATGAAGTGCTGCAGCGTGTTGTAAGAAGGTTGGTCTCTCTTTGCTCGAAACATCTATATTGGTGTCTGGGAAAAATCTCTTTGCATGTTTCAATTTGACATTTGCAGCCAAAGGATTTTTCTTTGTGTCCATTGTATGTGAAATGATCACATGATGCGGTGCATTATAGTCACTCGCAATATCTTTAACTCTGTTGACCAACTTTTCATGCCCAATTGTGGGTGGATTCATGCGACCAAAAGCCATGACCACAGGACTATGTGTTTGTTCGTCCTCATGTAATTTTTCTAAGAATTTTTTCATATGTTTCTAATTCCAGCAAAGTTTCTGCGGGAAAATTCTGCTCTATTTACAAATTTATCCGATTCATTTCCGTGGTGAAATACGTATCCTTCTGGATTAGCAGTTTCACCACCATGTTTATGTTGAAATTCTTGGTGTTGATTCATTACATCAATCAAAACATTTTTTGCAGCCTGTAGATGCCCATGCATTTTGAATAGATTGTTATAGTGTTTCTTATTTCTTTCAATCTTGCCCAGTTCATCTTTCAACTCTGATTGTTTGGCTGTCTTATTTTTTTCGGTCTTCAACTTATCGATGGCTTTGTTTTTGTTGGTTTCTAACCAGTTTTTAAAGTTTTGATGATTTGGTTGTTCACCAGTTCTAACTGTGTGATTCATATATGTTTCTAGATGGCCACCAACACCGTGGTGAGCACTGGTGCCAGCATACATATCATCACCGTGTGTATCGTGAACTGACTGAGCCATCTTAATGTGTTTATCAAATTGTTTTTGATGTTCTTTACTAAAATGAACCTTTGCAGTATCCATTCTTGGGTCGACCGAGAATACATCCGAATGTTTCTGGAAGTTTTCGTGATCAACTTCGTGTGATGCGTTTAGATTTTTGGAATCTTTGCCGTGGTATGAGAGGTGTGTGACGACACCAATTTTTGCCTTGTCTACGGACTTCTTATGATCTCCATGTGCGGTGTATGTCAAACCAGAAGGATTTGGATTAAAAGATGTTCCACCATCAACACTTTTCTTCTTATCTTCGGCCGAAAACATCATGTCACCTTGATAAACACCTTCTTTTGGTGTAACTTTGGGTAAGTGTTTGAGTGCTTCTTTTAATTTGGAAACAAGACCTGGTGCATGACCATGGTTCTTTAGAATGTCAGCTGGAGTATAGTTGACCTTAGGTGTTTTGTTGAAGGCTGACTTGGATGCAACAAAAAACTTACCATTTTCTGGATGATGCCCATAAACGATGGCAGGAGATCCATCATATTTTGTTGTTAATTCGGAAGTCTTTTTACCTTGTTTTATGTGTTCAGCCGCAGCCATCAGAGATTTCATGGCGTGTTTTGCACCCTTTTCTCCCTTTTGAAGTGGACGATCTTCAACGTGCGTCAAATGTTTAATCTGACGGCTTGCACCTTCCTCTTCAGGCTCTACCTGTTCTCTGATAAATGACTTAAAAGATTTCATTAATTTGCCTTTGATTGCAACACACTTTGGTTGCCCGTGGATTTATTTATAATGGATTATACTACACACTGGCAAATTTGTCAAATATTCGGTTCGATATATAGCACTCAATAATGTTCGATTTGTCTATTTCCCGCCAACCATCCCCAGCAATGTATTTTGTCAAATTCGATCAAATAATCTTTTGGTATATTTACATAATGTGCATGTTCTGTGTCAGCAAGACCATTGGATAACATTCCTAGATTCTGTTGAATAACTGATAAATAAGCATCTATTAAAGATGGGCACATTGACCACATTCTGGTGATTAATAGATGATCTGCACCAAACTTAATGTAACCCATCCAAGTTGGTATTCTTTTCTTGAATACAAACTTACCAAACAAGTTTTCATATTCTTTCATATCGAAACTATCTTCAAGTTCAGACCTTGCAGAAAACTTAAATATTCTTTTGACTGAACTCAACATCTTACTTAATTTTAAGTCATTTTTAATTGTTGCAAGTGTTGCAAACAATAAACAGTTTTCACCATGACTCTTCAGACCATTTACTGCACAATATCTTGTATTTGGTTCTTCACTCAAATCCAAATAATAATTTGATAGACCAGCTAAAGTTTCTTTTTCTAACTCCGAGACTGGTCTAACCGAAACATCTGCAAACAATATGATTGCTTCAGGTAACACCTTGCGTATAGACTTCAATGATGCAACTGTTTGTGAAAATCTTTCTTCGTCATTAAATGCACCAATGGCTGGTTTAAGTGATGAAGTAACAATAAACAGATTTTTATCTGGTATCATAGAAAATCACTCAGGTTATCAGAATCTCGGTATAAATTGATGGCTTCTGCTCTAGGATATGGATTCGCCTTGTTGTAATCATTGATCAAGATTCTTCTAGAATTCTGTAGACCACAAATCAAAGTGAAACTTTTAAAACCTAACCGATATAACATCTCTCTTGTCAGTGATGTATACTCATTTTCTCTAGCAGAAGTAAAGATAAATTGTGCGCCACTATCTTGGAGTTTCAATAATCTTTTCACATTATTCTGTAAAGGTACTTCAAGACACTTACTTTCCAGATCCAGTCTAGATTGTGCCTTGACAATTGTACCATCAATGTCACAGAAGATCACTGGTCTGTCATTGTATTCAAACCAATCATTCGCGGTTCCAACGTCAACATAATTTGTGACACTTCTCTTGGTGAAAATGTGCCCTTGATCTAACATTCGACCAATAATATCAGAAACAAAGATTTCACCATCCATTTGTGAAACATATTCAAAAGCAGACTTGTATTGTTCAGCACTTTCGAATTTGTAACCACCAACACAGAATGTGTCTGAAACAACCTGTTTTTCTATGATATTGGTTACAATGTCTTGTTCATTAACAATAACAAAACTTTTTGATGCCAACTTCTTCAGAATCTCATGTTCAGAGATGTTGGAAACACAAATGTAATTACCTGATGTGTTTTCGTGGTCAAAGAAACTGTCACAATCTTTAACTAAGAACTCACCTTTTGTACCAGATTCTGATAAAATGCGATATACAGTATCGGCAGGCCCTTTGGTTGGTTTATCAATCACAACAAAATTAAGATTGTCGGACCATTCATGTTGTATCTGTTCTATGACAGCATACTTGTCTTGGTGTTCTTTTAGAATACCGATGTTGATTTTCATACCGAGTTCCCTATATTTTCTCAGTGCATTCATCAACATCATTTCACCCCTGTAATCGTACAAGAGATATTTTGGCTTCATGTCAGGAAATCTTGTAGATAGTCCTGCTGCGGGTACAATTATTTCCATAGTCTGTTTATTTCCTTCATAATGAATTTATGGTTGTCATCACCTTGTTTAGTATGTAGATAGACTCTTAACAACATCAATATCAAAAGATTGTCATCGAAAAACTTTTCATATTGTTTTCTTAGTTTATTTTGTAGGTTCTGTAACTTGACCTCCAACTTGATATTGGTGTTTCTTAAGAACCATTTGCACTCCAGGTCTTGCCTGAGTTTTGCAATGTCAAAGACATAAGAATCATATTCTATCGTGACAGGATCGATCAGGTGAAATCCTGGATCGGTGTACATTATGTTCTCTAACGTTAAGTCGCCATGATATGTTGATTTGGGTAAAATTTTAGGTAACTTGCCAATCAATTCTTCCTTTGTGAATGGCATTTCATCACAGTCGTCCAACCACTTCAACTTATTGTAATAAGTTTCGGTATAGTCTTTCATTTCGAGATTATCAGAAAAATTATCAAATAAAGTAGACAAAAAATTAAACAGCTGGTGACTATTATTGTGTATTAGATAATTCTTCATATCCAAACCGTGAATGTATTCCATGATTAGAACATTTTCACCAACCGAATATATTTCAGGAACAGGATAGTATGCATCATATAGAAACTTCATTTGTTTGAAATTTCTTTCTATATTACCAGTCTTTTCAACGTACAATCCGGTTTCGTTTTCTTTCAAAAATATTTTACAACCGGAATGACCACTGAGTTCCTTTATGATTTTGTCCATTGTTCGTAATCATCCCGAATTAAAGAATGCCATGTTCCGTTGTGAGCACCAGGTGGAAATGGATTGTTCATGTTCACATAGACAAGTTTCTCACCAATCAAACCGTGTTTGTGTAAGTTCGCTCTCATCAAGTCTTCACCAATGAATTGATTGCCACCATTGTAGTATTCATCAATGTTTTCATATGTTGACATATATTTCATCATATTGTCTTTTGATGAAAAAGCAAACTGGTCATTCCCAAAGTCTCTCGTCGGCACCATTCTGCAATTTGGTATGTACAACTTAGAATTATCCAACTGTTCGAAAGGAATCTTCACGTTCAATGCATAATCTGTACGCGAACGAATGATCCAATCATAATCACCAAAGACCAATTTTTTACATTCATTCATAGAATAGAACATCCGATAAGTGAATCTTGGAGGATATTTCTCTGCGTTTGGTGTATTTTTATACTTGCTGTCATAATCAACCAAAGGTGGTGTGTCGAATTCATAACTTGTTGGCCTATAAAGTTCCAAAAGTTTTCTTTCACCATCAAATTTCCAACTATGAATGTACACATCCACATCGTAATGGTCTAGTAGATTACGTTTGTAATATTCATAACCTTTTTCAAACGATCTGGATTGTCCAGAAAAACATAATGCAATTTTCATCTTTGTATCGATACTCTGAGTTGGTCTGTTGTTACACCACGTAGTTTGTTCATGTATATATTACGCAATAACATCATGTGTGGGCAATATCTATCTTCTTTATGAATTCTGATATTCTCCTCACCATATTTGCGGTCATTTCTGAGGTGATCTTCAAATTCTTGTTCGAATTGAGTTGAATGCAATCTTTCATATTCATCATATAAAAAATAATGTTTTGCATAAGAGAATGGCATGATTGCAAAAATATCAGATATTAAATTGTAAGACTCCTCGAAAGGAGTGATTAACATATCAACATCTTTGAAATCAAATAACTGATGAAACTTGATATCGTATCTACAATATACCAGTGTGTGATATTCTTCTTCAATCAAATCGAATGCTGCCTTTCGGCTATAGTTCATCGATGCATTACCGGCAATTCTATCATTGTTTGCATTCTTTGGATGGGCAAGACGAATCCTTTTTTCCATCTCTTCAAATTCTTCTTTGTGAACCTCATAGTTCTCGGCTTTGATTCTTATAGGTTTCAATCTATCAATCACATTGTTAAATTCTTCCTGACTGTCAGACCAGAGGTGACAGTAAACATCCAGTTGATTTAAATCAATAAACTTTTTGATGTTTTCCCATGTTTGGTCAAATGTTCTATATTGACCAGATAAGACGATACAATTTTTCATTTGATCCAGTACCAAACATCACAATCTGTGAAAAGAATTTCTTTGCCAACTTTGGCGGCAAACTCATCTGCGGCTTTACGAACACCAGGAATAGCATTGTAATCATGCCCAGCAAAGACGCCACCAGGCTTCACTTTAGAATAGAAGTTGGCACAATCTTTGGTGAGTTGTTCGTAAGTGTGTAGACCATCAATAAAGATAACATCATAATCATCATCAAATAGTTTATCGACAACGTTGTCCGAATAGTCTCTCAACAGATTAAAACGATTACTGTAACCCAACAAACGATTCATAAATCTTTGATAGATTGCTTCGCGTTCATTTAGATTGTTTCCGTTCCAGTCAACATAGTTTGAATATGGATCTACACCAGTCAATACACAGTCTGGATTACTATCCAACAAAAATTGTGTGGTGTCACCAATATCACAACCAATTTCCAACACTCTTGGATAATGCATTTTTTTGATCATCTCTCCAAGCCCGTAACCAGAACACTTGAACGTTGTGGTCGGAAGTGTGAAAGCTTGTGTTTCAGTATTAAATGTAATAACGTCACTCATTATAAAGTCCTATACTTAAAGAATTGTGATTCATCTTCCTGATCATATTTTTGTTCAACGAATTTCTTCCATTCGGGAACGCGATCATATTGATGAACGATGGGGAAAACATATCTATCATGTGTCATTACAACACCATTATCAAACACTGGTTCATAACACAATAGATTTGGTCTGAAATAATCAATCTTTGTTGGATCTGCAACAGTGCCAGCTTCACAAGCCCAACTAACTGTGACTCTCACCACATCTTTGAAAGGTTGTGTGCCAATCAAAACATTGAATACTGCTTGGTCACAAATAGGAATTGGCCTGTTGATTGCATTCGTAAAGATATTGAAAACCATATCTTTCACATATTCTGAAGCGCCACCAAAAGTTCCTACGTTGTAGATAACATTGTTTTTGAATTGTTCATAAACATATGGACCATAGGACTGTTTCAGATTGTCATCACCCCAAGGTTCATCTTTATAACGAAGCCCTTCAGATGCAACAATTAATTTCACCGAGGAACCTGGTGTGATTTCTCTTTCAATGTGTTCGAATGGATCTTTTTGAAAGTAAACGTCTTTTACATCGGTCGTAACAACCAATTTATATTTTGCCCAGTTTGTTCTGAGATATTCATAGATTGATAGGAATCTCAAAACGTGAATTGGAACGCCATCAACATGAGCCATTGGAACAACAATGACACCTTGTTCATTTAACCAATCGATTGTTTTTTGTGTTGTTTTACCCGTAACCAGAACAACATCATTATCACCAGCAACTTCTTTTGCTGACAATACCCAAGGTTTTAACTGATTGATTTCATAGTTGGTGAAACCACCAATAATTAAATTTTTCTCCACGGAAATTCTCCATTATATTTTTCATTCATCACTTTGTTGCCATTTAAAAAGAAGTCTGCATTAACAGAACCAGCATTGCCATCAACACGATAGTTGACAGTATACTTTCCTGTGCAGTCGAATTTAGGAAAATGTTGTGACAATACATTTAACCAAACACGATCTTGACCCCAACCACCATGCCATACTTGTGCTAATTTTATCGCAACTTCTGTTTTTATGCAATAGCAATTAGTATCTATGTGATTAACTCCATGATATGTTTTCCACTTACCAAGAGATTCGCAATCATCATTACATATGTATTCACCGTCTTTTGTGCATACCTTTCGGAGCGAATAGGACCAGTCCAGGTTCTGCTCCTCTATTGTCTTGATGCAGTTCTTGATATGATCTGGTTCAAACCAACAGTCTTGATCCAGGTAAATCACATACTTGGTATCAATTAGGTGGGTGAAAGCTGCGTAAACTCTATGACCATAGAATCCGTTTGCACCGACATTAAGTGGTAGAAAACACCTTTCCAGATTCTTTCTTGACAAAAAATCATCCGTGATGATTCTTGTACTGGAATGTGCTTTTGGTCCATCTGCAACAACATAACATTTTGATTCATAACTCTGATTCAACACACTTGCAATAGCAGTCTTCAACTCCGGTGCACCGGTAGTTGGCATAATCACTGTCACACTCATAATTTAACCTCTTGATGTATTAATTTTACTTTTTAATTTTTACTATTAACAAACCACCACGAGTGGCCATTAACTTGTATGGGTAAATAGCTACGCGAGCGCCATTATAACGTTTATTCTTATAGGTGAATCCTCGACCAGCTCGAAATGTTGCACCAAAGACCGGCAAGTATCCACCCTTAAAGTGTGATAAATCACCAGACAAACTCATGTGACTGGAGAAGTCGAGTTCTATATGCTTGCCCATATTTTTAAACACTGGTTTGCCTTGACCAATCAACTGTGTATGTTGTAAAGAGAATGGTCGGCCATATTCTGGTCCATAAATCGACATATTGGCAAGTTCATCATCCGTAAATTCGCCCATAACTGGCATAGAAAGTTGATTACTATTACCAATAACTTTGGCAACTTCTCCCAAAAACTTTTGAACAAGTGGATGATTGTAGATATATTCACCGGCCTGTTCAGATAAACCACCATATTGTTGAAAAGCTTCTGGTCCACCTTCTTTCTTATGAGAAACATAAATCGAACCAGATGCAGTGGGATTCTTATTATCTTTGCAAAGAATAATGTCAGCTTTAGGATCTCCCTTGACACCCGCTTTTTGTTTTATTGGTGAATCAACTTTTATAGCATACGCAATATCTTTGTATATTTTGTTGTCACCTTTTAATTTAACATCAATTTTGCCACCAGCATCTAGAATATAGGCATTAATGGCATCAACAACTTCATCTTCATATTGTGTGCCGTTACCGCCTGTTGGTTTGCGAATGGCATTGATTGGAATATAACCAGAAGTTTGGCCAATTTTTACTGAAGCCATCTTCAACTTACCAATCTCAAACACATTTCGATCAGTTATCTTAATTTTGGTGCCGGCCTTAAATTCTTTAGTTCCAGCAACTATGTTTTTGCCTTTCTTGGTATACAGAACAGTAGACTTTCCTTTTTCGATCTCAAAATCGATTTCGGAGAATCTTTTATTTTCTGTCACATATTTTGTGAAAGATAATCTACCATCAGTGGCTTTACTACCCAAGTCGGCCATTGCAATTCCTGTTGTTATAATTTATTATTTAGTCTTCATCTTATGATTTGTATCTCTTTACCTGAAGTCCAAACCTCTAGATCAGTTTTCAATTTCTTTTCTTCGTTCAGATTAGTATAACGGCTCGTTGCCTTGTTTTTCCACCATCTGATCAGATTTTCAAGATAGTGTTTCTCATGGTTTTCACCAGGAATTAATTTGTCAGTTTTGCAGTTGACATAATCAACCATGTTATTAAAACCATAATCACTGATGTAATACCTCTTCTGTTCTGTCAGATTCTTCGCTTTACTTATTGTATCATTAAATTCACTTAAAGCGTCTTTGTCAGCCTTTAATGCACTCTTAGTCATAGCAATGATTGTCATTGTTGTTTTAAGTTTCTTACTTGATGATTCGGGATCAACGATATCACCAACTCTACTTTCAACAAAACTTTTCAGGTCTTCGTATGGTTTACCGTGCATAAGTGGTACAAAATCACTGTCAGTTAAACCTTTGAAACGAATGAAAGGTTTCATGCCATCATATTGAGAAACTGTCTTTGTACTACCATACAAACTGGTTGTCTCAAACAAACACAGGTTCATATTGTATTTCTTGTTGACGATTTCACGAACTTCATGTGATGTACAAATACTTGCAAGAAGTTTACCACCAAGATAATTGTAACCAAATGGTTGTGCGGGAACGATTACGAATCCCATCATTGCAGAATCATTAAATCGTTTTGCCCATTCTGGTTGTTGAGTGAACACCTGCGCCAACATTTCATTTCTCGGTTTCATATTGATTACTGGAGAACCAAGGCGAATGAAACCAATAATTTTCTTGGTGTTCTTTTCGATAACAGCCAGACGAACCTGGCGACCAACAGGAGAAATATTGATGTGAGAACTGGTGATATTCAGTAGATTTTCCCATTGATCAATTGGAATCTCACAGACTTCAAAATCCATATCGGATGGATGCACAGTGAAATCCGAAAACAAATCATCTTCTAATGGAAAAAGAGGATTGCTTGGCATTTCAGAAAGAGATGCCAACTTCTGATTTCGCATGTATTCATCGATTCGATTGAATTCACCAAAGTAATCTTTAAATACTTTTGCACAGTGAATTGCATCGTCTGTGCTCAAGATCATACTTTAAAACCTTCGAAAGCTTTTTTGGCTTTCATTTCTCTATTACCAAAAGTGTTCAACGGTTTATCTTTACCCGAATCAATGATATCATCTTGTGCAGATTGTTCTACATCATACAGTCTCATCTTCGCTCTGTCAATACCAAGACTGAATCGTTTGTATTGTGTTGGATCAGAATAACGATTCTTCAACTGTTTGACCATGATCTGACCGAGTTCTTCCAGTTCTTCGGAAGAAATCAGTGCAAACATCAAGTCTGCTGTAGCGGGCAAACCAAAAGACTCACTTGTGTCTTCCAATCCGGGGTCGGAAGAAGTATATCCACTTCTTGTTGTTTGTGTCGCAGAAACAATTGGTAATCCGAACTCAACGGCAAGACCTCGCAATTCCTCTGCGATTGCCTTAACATAGGTATAACTGTTGACGTTTGATCCTGCCTTAACGCGAGAACTACAACAAATATTGAGGTAATCCACAAAGATAATATCAGGAACAAAGCTTTTCTTGAGATTGAGTTCATTCAACAATGTCCTAAAATGTGTTACTGATGCTGCTGCTGTTGGGTATTCTTTGATGATTAGTTTACCAACAGTTTTCTCTCTTAATTTTGCGATTCTTTTGTCATACGCATCCTTAGATAAGTTGACCAAATCATCAACAGTGACGTTCAACAAGTTCGCATCGATACGTTCTGCGATCTTTTCTTCAGCCATTTCCATGGTGATATATAGCACATTCTTGCCTTGAACCATACATGATGCAGCAACGTGACACATGAACAAACTTTTACCAACGCCAGTGCCTGCAAGAGCAATATTCAATGTCTTTGCAGGAAGACCACCTTTGGTGATTTTGTTGAAGTATTCCAAATCGAAAGGAATCTTTTCTTCTTTGCGGTGATAAAAGTCAAAACGATCATCTGAATTTTCCAGATAATCGTGACCAACGGAACTGTCGAAACTGACAGCTAGTGCATCAGAGAGAATCTTGGGAATCTGACCCTTATCATGTGTCTTATCTTTACCATCAAGAATAGAAATTGAACCGAGAACTGCATTGTAAATTGCTTTTTCTTGGCAAAAATGTTCTGTCTTGTCTACAAGCCATTCGATCTTGGATTCTTCTTTTTTACCGTCTTGAATTTCTTTAAGATACGATTCGCATTTTTCTAGTTCTGTTTCTGTCAGATTTCTATTTTCTTTAATAGATAAAACTAACGACTCGATTGATGGTGTCGAATTGTAGGTTTCAACGAACGATGCGATTTGATTAAAAATCGTCTTGTCGGTTCTGTCGGTGAAATACTCGGATTTTATGAAAGGTAAAACTTTGCGTAGATACTCATCATTGTAAATTAGGTTTTTCAGTATTGTCTGTTCCAGTTTCATCAATAATATCCTCATCCATATTAGATGACATTATTTCTACCAATAAGTCACCAATATAATTTTTGAAATCTTCATCTTTTTCCAGCTTTGCTGGTTTCTTGATTTCAGATTCTAACACATCATAAGCAAAAAGTAAATGAACTCCGTCACTTTCTTCTTTTATTTTAACCTTACCATATTTAAATACGGTATCTTTATAAGGTCCTTGTAGAAGTCTGATGTGAACTGTTGTTGCATCATTCTTAGGATATATGTAACAGAAATCAATACCCTCAATCATTTAAAACACCCTCATCGTTCTCGCTTTGCATGATTTCACTTGCAGCAACACGATACTTATTTTCAACAAATTCTTGGAAAGATTTTTGTTTCAAAACAGACAACCAGAACTCTTTTGAGTGAGTGTCCTTTTCCCGATACTTCTTATCTTCTACTTCACCGGAGGAAACATCCACTTTGCTATACCACCCATTTGAGGGTTTGATGACATGTCCGGATTCCAATGCAATATCAAGTAAACCTGACCAACGGCTAATACCACCATCAAAAGATACAGACACAGGGATTTTAGATTTTTCTTTAACATACCTACTCTTTTCTACGTTAATAATGAAGTTATAACCAACAATTTCAGTTCCTTCTTTTTCTTGTTGGCGCCCAATAATGAAGATATTATCTGCTGAGTAATAAGAGCCTGTACCACCGCCAACAATGTCTTTCGGGAACATACCGATTTCTTTGTATGTGTGATTGACAACAATCATTGGAATATCTTTTAGTGACAAGTGTGGTGTCACCATACGGAACAAACTCTTAACTTGTTTTGCGCGTGACATATCTGCAACAGATTTGCCCTCAAGTGCATCTTCGACCTCTTTCTTGGATGCAAGGTTGCCAATTGAATCAATCACAATGATAAGATGTTCACCACGTTCTAATTGTGTCAACTGTTGCATCACATCAAACTTTAATTGTTCAATATCTGTAAGAGGAGTATGAAGCACTCGCTCAGTGTCGATACCAAAACTATCGAAATAGGACTGCGGAGTACCGAATTCGGAATCGTAAAATAGCAGTGCTGCATCAGGATATTTATCTAGATAAGACTTAGCCATCAACAGAGAAAATGCAGTCTTAAAATGTTTAGATGGACCAGCCCACATCGTAAGACCTGGTGTTAGACCACCATCTAGCTTACCAGACAATGCAATATTGATTGCTGGAACTGCCGTTGGAATCATATCTTTTTCGGTAAAGAATTTTGATTTCGCCAGAATAGCAGAATCTTTGATACTACTGTTCTTTTTAATTTTATCAAGAATACTCATATAATTTCCTTTTCATTTCAACTGAAGAAGTCTTCCAAAGAATTGTTCTTCTCAACTTTCCATTTCATACAATCCAATATCACACGAATTGGTTCCAAAAATGCTTTGTCGAATTGTACATCGTAATCAATATACCTGTCAAGTTCAAACTCTTTTGGTATTCTGGAAGGGAAAGAAATAACGGTATCTTTGAAGTGATTTGGCATTTTGAGATAGGTGAATTTGATTTTTTCACCTTCTTGAATCTTCTGATACTTCTTTTCCAATCCCATCAATTTCAGATTGTGATTGTATAGAATTGCACCTTTAACATGAATTGGTGTACCTTTCTTATATAGTGTAACCGAATCAGAATATGTGTTCAGGCCATTGAGACCACGCGGAAAAGATATTTCTTCTGGTGGCAATCTTTTGAATTCTTCTCTGAAATTCGCAATGAAGTTTTGAACATCATTTTCATTACCGGTCATCATCAACTGAATTGCCGCTTTCATCTTTTCACGGATTGCCGATGGTGTGGATGATTTAATCATTTCCAGTCCCATGACCTTCATCTGTGGTTCTTTATATTGAACACCTTCGTTGTTGTACACGTTTAAGATATAACGCTTCTTGGCAGTCCAAACACCTTTGTTGGACAGACCTTCACGTTTCATTTGCATCTTTTGTGAATATGCCTTAACATAGTCAGCAAGTTCTGCATAAGACTTGTCAATAAACGGTTGAATCTTAGTCTCACAAACTTTATCCATGAAGGATATCGCCTTGTTAATATCTTGACTTCTGTCCCCCATCGCATGTTGCACCAAAGGTCCAAGATTGAGATAGATTGAGTCAGTATCTGATGCAATGACATAATCAACACCTTCCGTTTTAAGAACATTATTCATGTACTGGTTAATCTTATTTTCAATCCAACGAATAGAAAGCTGGCCAGCAGTAGTGACACCCAGAGCCATCCGTAGGTCGTAAAATCTAAAATACTGAGAACCCAAAGCACCATAAGCAGAATTGAGAGAGACTTTCTTAGCGAGTTGTAGGTTGTTGTATCTCGCGATCCGTTTCTCAATGTCATACTTCTTTGAATCATCGGTTTCATTTTCATATTCCTGTTTCGCAGCCAACATCATCTTTTTGAATTTGCTGCGGTCAATATACATTTCTTCCATCATCTTAGGCAAGAAACCTTGAACATCTGTTCGAAAGTATTGTCCATTTGGTGTGATTGTAACACCAGATAAACTTGATGTGTCAATTTGACATTTCAAAAGTTTGTCAACGGAAACACCTTGCGATAGAACATCACGCATTTCTTGTGTGTAGTCTGCCGGTTCGATTAGAGTTTCTGGCGAAATGTTATACTGCATCATCAGGTGAGGATACAGACTGTTCAAGTCGAAACTGGCAACCCAGTTGTGTAGGCCAACCTGAGGTTCTTTAACATATGCACCTTCGAATGCGGAATCTTTGTCCTGCACCTCACGTGGTGGTACAATGATCTTCTGTTGCAGTAGATAGGAATATGTCAGTGAATCCCACATGCGTGTCTGTGCAAACACATCTTCATAGTTACACTTGGTATCATATGCAAGAGTCAGTGCCAGTTCCAACAGTTTCAGTTTATCTTCCAGTTTAAGAATCAGTTTAACGTCTTTGATGTTATATTCAATAAACTTCTGGAAGTTCAATCGATACAATTGATGCAAGTTTTCATATTCATCGTATGAGATTTTACCTTCACCAAGTTCAACGTTTGCAATATTATCAAGACGATAAGATTCTTGTGACTTGCCACCCGGCGCATACCATTTGTAGAGTTCGATGTAGTCTAGAGATTCGACACCAACAAAACTATAGGCAATTAACATTCTGCCATTGATGTTTGTTTTGCGTTCGGAAATATAATTCCAAGGCGAAAGTTTCTTCGTGTCATCTTCACCCAAGATTTTACGAAAACGATTAACGAGATAAGGAATATCGAAAAACTTTGTGTTCCAACCAGTGATAACGTCTGGGCAATTGTCTGACCACAACATCAGGAACTTCTTGCAAAGAGTCCATTCATCTTTACACTTAATATAAACTTCGTCACCTTGTACTTCATAATCACCACATCCGAACACATAGGTTTTGCCGTTGATATAAGTGATTGCAATTGCGGTGATGGGTTCGTTGGCCAGATAAGGATCGGGAAATCCATTTTCTGAACCAACCTCAATATCTACGATAGCGATAGAAACTTTATCCTGATCCCAATCAACCATCGTAGGATGTTGATCTGCAATGAATGCATATTCGTACCTGGTGTTACCATAGATTTTTGGTGCACCAGGAATGCCGTCATACTTCTTAAAGAATTCTCGCGCTTCGTAGATACTGTCGAAACGTTTTTCAGACAAGTCCAGACCATCAAGGGATTTGTGAGTGCCTTTATCTTTTTTGGCAGGAAGATATAGTGATGGCTCGTAGTCAACCTTTTGTTTGATACGTTTTCCGTCCATGATCCCGCGATACAGGATCTTGCCGCCTAGGGCTTGAACATTGGTGTAGAAATTAGACATTAACCGGTAATGATGCTTTGTTGTTTGGGTAGAATGATGCCAGACCCGAATAATTGGTTGTAGTTGCTTTTGAAATCTTCTGCGGGTTCGTAAGAGTATACAATATTTCTCTTATCTATGTCAATAATAAATCCGGATTTTTGTTCGGCATGTAATGGAAAAGGTGAAAATCCTACATTTGGTGCCCCATCTTTACCTCGGACAATAGAAATTGCCACAGGATTTTTGAAAGTGATTGATTCCATACTTTCTTTTTCCACTTCACCTAAAATTTCTTCGTGTGTAATTAATTTGGCTGTTAAGATTTTCATTTTTTTACCTTTTCGAAAAGTTTATAAATATATGTATTGATAGAAAAATTATTCCTATTTGACTTTGTGATTATACATACAAAATGATTTTTTGTCAATCAAAATAGTGGTTAAAAAGGAAAATAAATGTTCAAAAAGCTAACCGCAATGGTGCTTTTTGTAATGTCTTTGTCATCGGTCGCGCAGACCACCTATGATTCGAGTACGCTGGTAGACACAAACAGTACATCTACCTCGACAAGCACCGTAAATACAAACAATACTAGCACGGCTACGACCGTCAACACTAATAACACTAATGTTAATAGTGTCTCCACGAATGTCAATACAAGCACCAGTGTAAACACGAATAATAACGTGAACACTGGCACAATGACGTACAACAACAATAACGTCAATGCTTCAACTTCCACTAGCACAGTTACGAACAATAACAACAACGTGAATAGTGGTACAATGACGTACAACAACAATAACGTCAACACCAACGCCAGCACATCTACGAGTGTGAATACGAATAATAATATAAATTCTGGCACGATGACTAATAACAACAATAACGTCAACACCAACGCCAGCACATCTACAAATGTGAATACGAATAATAATATAAATTCTGGCACGATGACAAATAACAATAACAATGTTAGTGCAAGCACCAGTACAAACGTAAACACAAATAACAATGTGAATACAGGCACGATGACAAATAACAATAACAATGTTAATACAAATACTAGTGCATCAACAAGCACAAACACAAATAACAATGTCAACTCTGGTGACATGACAAATCGCAATATTAATGAAAGTAATATTACACAAAGAATAATTCAACCGCCACCTACAGCGGTTGCGCCAACAATGATGAGTGGTGGTAACAACGATTTGTGTACTACTGGTTCTAGTAGTGCGGTACAAACACAAATTTTTGGTGTAAGTTCTGGTGGTACTATACGTGACGAAAATTGTGAAAGATTAAAATTATCTAAAACTCTTTTTGATATGGGAATGAAAGTCGCCGCCGTTGCTACAATGTGCCAAGACCGCAGAGTTTGGGACGCAATGATGGCCGCCGGCACTCCATGCCCCTACGAGGGAAAAATTGGTGAGGCTGCAAAGGTTGAATGGCAAGCAAATCCAAATAAAGTTCCTGCACCAATAAAAGAGAAAAAAGATGATTCGTATACAAAGATTGGCATCGGCAGTTTCCTTGGCGTTCTTGTTCACAAGCTTATCAAGTAACGCACAGGATTTAATTGCGGGTCAAATATACAATACAGGTAATATAGTTCTACCGACAAATCAAGGTGGTCCTTCATCTTGGGTGAATGGTGTTTATCAAGACAACTTGACATGTTGGTCTTGGGGACAACCTGGTTATTGTGGTCCTAATGCTATTGTTGGTCCAGGAAATAACATAAACTTCTCTTTTGGTTCAACTTACCTTTATCAGCAACAAGACATTTCAAGCATATTGCCAAGTTCTACACCTGGATTACAAGTCACAGGATATAACTTTGGATTCAGAGCAAAGAACGGTAATGGATGGGACGATGGGCGCGTAGACCAATTGGCGGCGCTTGTTCGTTTTTGGGATACTACAGGCGGTAGAGGAACCAGTAATTTACTATATGGTAATTCATACGATTTAAATTACAAATTTAATTGGACCAATTTTAATTTCTCCGAGAATTTTACTTCTCCTTTAAATGCTTCTTCTATTGGACAAGTTCAATACGGTTTCATAGGTAGAGACAACAATGGTTGGTCAGGTCCTTATGGGCCAGAAGTGATTAATGTTTCTTTTTCTTTAAAATACACTGTTGATCCATGTTCTGTCAATGTGTTAAGTTCACCTACTTGTCCAGGTTACTTGAGTGCAATCAATAGTTTAACGCCAGCAACCACAGCAACTGTTGTCACAATTTCAACACCAATAATATCTACAGTTCTGCCAACAACTTCTGATGTACAACCATCAACAATAACTGTTGACGCTGGCGGTGTTGAAGTATCAACTAGTGGAACAATAAGCGCACCAGATAATATTCCACAATCCGTAAAAGAATCGGCACAAAAAACAGAGTCTGAAAAACAGGAAGAAAAAACAAAATCTAGTCCGAACATGTCTCTTATAATGAGTGTGGTTCGCCAAATACAAGCAAATGACAGAGCCACGCAAACTGCTGCTGTTGAAAATGCACTACAAGAAGTTTCAAGTGCAATAGCAAATGCACAAGACCAAACAAACATGGTCATTGAAAACAATCAAAGAAACAATGCAACACAACAACAAGCGGCAACAGAATCACAACAAACGAGTATTGTAAATATTCAATTACAAAATGCACAAACAAACGGACAAAACAGTTTTAATTTTGAACCTGTTGTAGTTGTAAATCAGACTCAACAAATACAAAAACCAATTGAACAGGTGAATACACAAATACAACAAGTTGAAGTTTCTAAAATCGATTATTCACTGCTAACACAACCTGTACTTTTGCCTAATTTTTCTACAACAAGTGTGTTTAGACAAAACGAAAGTCAGATTGAAATGGTCGCTCAATCAAATTTTATGAGTAATGATAGTCCGATAAAATCAATTTTGGAACAGAAACCTATAATAGAAACTTCGGCGGCGGACCAAAAAACAGAAACAGTTAAGAGCAACGTACAACCAAATGAATTGGCTGGTAACATAGACATAAACAGAATGGCAGTTACGCCGCCAGGATTTAATGCTTATATGAGTTTAACACTCAGGGATGGTCAGTTATACAAACCTGAGGAGATTTATAAAAACCAAGTGACTGTAGATAATGTTAGAGCATTGAGACAACTATCATCCGATAGATTACATCAAGAAATGGTCAATCAACAATACAGGAACTAAAATGACGGAAGAAATTAAAAACGTTAACAAAAAAATTGATGATGCTGAAGCAGCAGTAAAGAAGTATGCAAGCAAAGATACCGTAATTAGCATCGGCGGTTACGAATTCACTCCAGCAAAATTAATGGTAGCATTCACTATCGTATCATCCACACTTGGTGGTCTCTATGGTGCATTTGAAGTCTATAAAGACTATCAAGGGATGAAAAAGAAAATTGCTGAATACATTGCACCAGATTTATCCGAATTCGATAAGAGGCTTGCAGTTATTGAAGAAAACAGTGCCAAAACTTCAGACTACACTAGAGACATTAAGAATGATCTGAAGAATGATATTCGTAGAAACGAATCAGTGACAGAACAAATTGAACGTGGTGTCAAGCAAGCACAAAGAGAAACTGAGGCAGAAATGCGTCAGGCACGAAAAGATATTCGTGAAGATTTAGAAAAAGCAAGAGGTGAAGTTGCATCAATACGTAAAGAAGTGGCGGATGCACGCCGTGAAATTTCTAAAGAAGTTGATACAACAAAGAAAGAAATTGCTAGAGATGTTGATGTGATGAAAAGAGAAGTCAACGGAAGGGTTGAAACTCTAAAGAAGGAAGTGGATACAAAAATCCAGAAAGCACTGGACAATCCATTGAATAACAAATAAAGTGGTTGCGGGTCACGGAGTTGCACCGGAACTGAGGATTATGAGCCCACTGTGATACTGTTTCACCAACCCGCCAAATTATTTATGTTTTTGTTTTAGGTTATTCAATGATGCAATTCGCTTGAACTCTTCATCTTCAGCGATTGCATCATCGATTTCTTTTGGATCTTTTTTCTTGAAAATATTATTCCAATTTTCTGAAAAAGTTTTTTGGTCAACACTGTATGGTCTTGGGCTTGATCCTTTGCCGCCGTCAGACATATTAATCTCCGTAGATTAAAACAATACTTGTTGTTGATACAACATATTTATTGTCGATTGGTACGGCTGCATTCCAATCAAGCAGTACAACATCACCAACAGATACATCTTCAGCATCTGGACCAACAGCTAAAACTTTTGCTTTGTCTGGTTCCGGTGAGGACCTTAGAATAATTCCGGAAGCCGTAGTTTTTACATTCTCCACACGTTCAACAACAACTTTATTTTTCAGTGGTTTGATATTCATAATGTCCTCAAAAATGGAGCGGTGTACTGATTCACACAGCTAACATGAAGGGGTACTCCATGTCGTATTATTACACACCGCATAAAACTGGAGCGGGATAGGAGAATCGAACTCCTGGCTTTAGCTTGGAAGGCTAAGGTATTACCATTATACGAATCCCGCAACTAACTTGGTGCCCCATGAGAGAATCGAACTCCCGTACCCGGATTACAAAACCGGTGTAATACCATTATACTAATAGGGCAAAATCTTGGAGCGGGTAGTGAGAATCGAACTCACAACTAAACCTTGGCAAGGTCTTGTGTTACCACTAGCACCATACCCGCATCAATTTAACTTTACAGAGTAATTATACAGGCCTTTTTTTGTATTGTCAACAACTACTTTTGGTACGAATGGTCGGAATCGAACCGACACGCCTTGCGGCGGCAGATTTTGAGTCTGCTGCGTCTACCAATTCCGCCACACTCGCATCACATAGTTGGACCATTACCATTGCGAAAACCAATTTCACCACCTTCTTCTTTTATTTTCTTCATAACGTCTTCAAAAAGAATAGGTCTAAAATCAGTTTGTTCAACACAAACACAATGGTAACGTGAATCAATCACAGGTTCTTCCACAGTGAAAGTTTTCACTGTACGAAGCACACGATTGGCATGTAAATGACCATGAATATTAACACCAAAACGACCTAGACTTTCTTCATGTACCGGAATATGAGACAGAATCATTCCGTTCATCACATGATAACCACGAATGTCTCTAAAATATTTTGTGTAATCTTCAAGTTTAAAAATGTCATGGTTACCACGAATTAATACTTTATCACCGTTTAATCGGCGCATAATATTAAGTGACTTGCGATTGATAACAACATCACCAAGATGATATACTTTATCATTTCGCCGAACTGTTTCGTTCCAACGTTTCACCATTTCTTCATCCATTTCTTCAGGATTATCCCATGGTCGAAGTTTAGTCACACCATCAGCGCGCATAAACCTACACACTCCAGCATGGCCAAAATGTGTATCACTCACTAAGAAAACTGCTGGCATTTTAACTCCTTATCTTGGCCCGGCGTAAGAGAATCGAACTCCTATTAAGGGCTTAGAAGACCCCTGTATTATCCATTATACGAACGCCAGAAATTTTGGTGCCCCAGGGGAGATTTGAACTCCCAAAATTTGGTTTCTAAGACCAACACGTATACCGATTCCGTCACCGGGGCATATATACTTTTATGAATGAACCTATAAAAATCTCAGCTAATGTGCATCACTGCATTTATCTTACAACAAGTAGGTATTTTACACCACATCCAATAATTAATCAAGCGAAAGCTGAATTCAAACCGTTGGTTATTCCCAACATTGGTGCTCCCAACAAGAATTGAACTTGTGTTTTACCCTTACCAAGGGTATGTAATACCATTATACTATGAGAGCTTGGCGCTGCCTGTTGGAATCGAACCAACTTCAACGGCTCTTCAGGCCGCCGCTATGACCACATCAGCTAAAGCAGCAATTGGTACCTTGTGACGGGATCGAACCGCCGACCTTCTCCTTGTAAGGGAGACACTCTACCGCTGAGTTAACAAGGCATAATTTGGGGAGTTATATGAGGATCGAACTCATACTACCTCGGTCACAGCAAGGTGTGCAGTCCACTACACTAATAACTCCATCGTCATTAACATGTTACAGTTACTTGTTCTGTAAGAATCCGTTTTAATCGGTCTGCACAGAACGAAGCAGCTGGTGCATCTGGTTTAACCATAGGTGTCATGTTACATGTACCTTTGATATAACCAATTGCTTGTTGTACAACGCATGAACTTCCGTATTCATCAGACTTATTAAGGTCTAAGTGAACTTCAACATGACGGTCTTCCAACACATCAGCCAAACTTTGGAACAATTCAGACACTTTATAAACTTCAGTCATCAGACGCATTGCTGGTTTACTTTTCTTATGATCGTAATCCAGTTCTCTCTCAACATAACCAAAGATTTTACAACCATGGCGACCATCGATATGAACTACAACTGCAAGAGCATAATCTGCATACCAAACACCATTAACACGAATACGTTCTGAGTCTGCACCCAAATAAACTTTCGTATCGGGTCCTTGATTCAAGACAAATTCTTTTACTTCTTGCAAATTGAAATTTTTCATATCAATCACCTTTCTTATTTTACTTATGGCATCCCGCCAGGGACTCGAACCCCGACCAACAGTTTTGGAGACTGTGATGCTGCCATTACACCAGCGAGATATTTGGTACCCTTGGACAATTTCGAAATGTCGACCTACGCCTTATCAAGACGGTGCTCTTCCTCTGAGCTACAAGGGTAAAATGGACCGCCCGGAGAGATTCGAACTCCCGACTTCTTAGTTCGTAGCCAAGCACTCTAAGTCCACTGAGTTACGGGCGGTTATGGTGGTACTAATTGGTAACGATCCAATCTCCTCGGCTTATGAAACCGGTACGCATCCGTCTACGTCATAGTACCATTAATTGGTGGACCGAAGGAGGATCGAACTCCTATCTCTGGATTGCAAAACCAGCGTGTACCCCAGTATCACTATCAGCCCAAAAAAGATGACTTATTATTTTTCTTATTATACGCCATAAGTCAAGGCGAGTGTTGGTCCGAGTAGAGAGGTTCGAACTCCCGACCCCCTGGTCCCAAACCAGGTGCGCTACCAGACTGCGCTATACTCGGATTAAATTGGCTCCAGTGGCTGGGATCGAACCAACGACCAAGTGATTAACAGTCACCTGCACTACCGCTGTGCTACACTGGAATAAAAATAAAATGGTGGTCGGTGCTCATATCCGACTTACTAGACTGTCCGTTAACGCTGTACGGATCATACCTTTAAGGTTGCGAACCATCCTAGTCACCCGTCTAGTAAATTATAGGTTCAACAAGTGAGCAGTTTGCAGACACCATATTGAAACACACTTCTTGCAACTACCCCACCGCCTAGGACAGCTTTACGGGACCTTCCCACCATGGGAAGGCGAATGTGTTTCAATATGCTCTGCGTCCCCCGGCGGTAATTGTAGTACATCAGGATTTAGTTGGTTGTCTCTCATATCCATCACGCATACCTTCCACCCGCTTCCCGACAGGGACCGTTATCGTATTGCCAACGCACTTTCGGTTTAAAGTGTACCACCCGTGGATATCACACCACTTCTCATCGTCCGGGTCAGACTATCTGTTGATTAGACAGAACGTTCTGGCGGTCCCAAGGGGTAACGATCCCCTTCTTTATGCGTGACAGGCATACGTGCGTCCATGAACACTTTGAGACCAAATCTTAAGCACGAATATCTATATTCGTTCCTTTATTATCTTGTGAAACTTCTTTTCCTTTTTCACTATACAGTTGTGCAAATTCTTGACCATGAACTGTTACAACTATTACATCATTACCCTCATCATATTTAAAAATTTCTCTTACTATTGTTTTTCTAATATCACCCACCCAAGTGGTATAATTTGATATTTCTGAAATTAACATAGTACTCTCCTATTAAATTGGTGGAGGTCCACGGAGTCGAACCGCGAATGTTTACCACGAGGGACCGGATTTACAGTCCGGTGATGCACACGCCTTAGCATCAAGACCTCCAAAAACTAACTACGGGACGCCTGGGAGTTCTACAGGTCGTTTAAGAATACGCCTCGCGGCGATTCTCCCTTTTTATTTGTTGAAAGCACTCTCTACTGTTTAAGACCTAGTAATAAAGTGGTCCCCTTGGAAGCGATTGCCACCACAGCAATAAGTGCAAGGGTTGGTATTACCTTGAGAGTTAGGCCGCTGGTTAAGCACTTTCTGTCAGGCTTTCAACAAATAATTTACCATATAGAAACACACTGATGAGAATTGCACTCCCCTATTTCTCACAATAGGTTACGCCTAGGAGTTACACACAGATTCGGCTGTGCTGCATGACAATGTGTTTTTATATGGTAGGGGCACAGAGAATCGAACTCTGATTAATAGGTTAAAAGCCTACTACTTTAGCCGTTAAGTTATACCCCCCAAGTTAAGATTTAACGTGCCAACCTTGACTTGGGGTCAAAGTTGACACTAGCGTTTACCAGAACGTTTCATGCCAAATTCTCCATTTTATAAAACTTTTGATTCTCTTGCTTACGCAAGGATTTGTGAGGCTTACGATGTGAACCTGCACGTCTAAATAATGCCGCGACAACAAAATGATTACGCTCATGCGGCAACTTTTGCATACGCTTCATTGCTTGCTCCTACTAACTAAAAACATATTATACAATAAACTGGATTTATTGTCAATGTCCTTTCAAATTGAAAGGTTATATGGTACCCCCACCAGGATTCGAACCTGGACTGTACGCTAATCTGGCGCCGATGCCGGTGTATAAGGCCGGAGTTCTACCATTAAACTATAGGGGCGAAATTATTAAATTACTGTAGAACTATGGGAATAGTTCGTCGAATTGATTGTTGCTTATGACTATAAAATTCTAAGTAATCATATGCAAGTTTTTTACTTTTATATTCGTTTATTCTATTATCTGCTTGAATTTTTATTTCATGTACAGGCGGAACAGGAATATGTTTACCCCATGTTCTTATTTCATCTATTCTATATCCTAAACTTACATAATCAAACATAGTCCATGGACTAACACGTTGATTTTTGACACTTTGATTAAGTTCGCAACTTAACTTTAGTGCTGTAAAATAGTTTTGGCCAGATTTAGTATCTTTCCAATAATTTACTTTACTTCTAAAATTTTCATTGAGCAGGGATCTATAACTAAACGGATGAGATTTTTTTGTAAATTTATACTCTAATTTCCAAAGATTCCTCACTTCAGCAGACACTTCGGAGTCTGACATAATTTCAAGACCGTACTTATTATAATCTTTACTAAACTCGCTTGAATAAACAAATTGTTGATTCTTAGTAATGTACAAAGGTTGCCAAAACCAATAATCAATTTCATTATTAGCAAACCACTCATTTTCTGCATGATAGTCACTGGTGTCTCCTGGTAATCCAACTATCAGTGAGCATCCGGTGGAAATGTCAGGTGTTTGTTCTTTCCACCACAATAATCCATCTTTAAGACGTTGCCCTGCAAAACCTTTTCCTACCAACTTTCCAGCATCTTTACTAAAAGTTTCAATTCCGAAATGAACACCTTTCATGCCCATGTTTCTAAGTAATTCAATACTAT